TTTTTGGATTTCTAGCTTCAATTGTTACGTGAGGCTCACCACGCTTATCTCTTAATGAGAATATTCTTGTGTTGCCTTGCAATACGTCAGGACAATAGCCACCAACACAGTGACCCATCTTATCGCCTTCATATGTCAATGCGTCTTCAAGTTGTTTCTGACGCTCTTCTCTTTTGTAAAGATTAACAGCTTCTTCGGGAGTTGAGCCAACAGATACTGATTGACCAGTTTTCGAATCAATTACTGCATGAAGATCAGGATAACCAGAAGGATGACCCATAACATGGGATTCTTCTATTTTGGGATCAGGCATCTTAAGCTCAATCCACTTGTGACCAGATGGATACTCTTTAAGAACAGGAAAGCCTTCTTGCTGTTGTAACGCTACGTTACGACTTGCAATATCTTTCTCTAAGTTTTGGTTAGCCACACGTTCCATCATCTGTGGAACGCTTATGTTCTTGAGTTGCTCAGGCTTGAGATGATACTTATCGCCTTCAGGCAAATCCAAATGCTGTTTGATCGTATCTACAACGTGATCAAAGCCAAGATCGTTAGCAAAGTTACGAGGATCAGATACTGAATAAATATTTTTATCTTTAAGACCCAAAAGCTCAGGCTGTTCTTTACTTATAGTTTTGTAATGCTGTTCATATGGATCGTTCAGTCTATTGCTATTAAGTCTATCTAAAGCATTGTCAGAAACAAACTCCCAAGCATTTGAAGGCTTTGTAGTTGACATACCTTCAAATCTAGAGATGTTATCTCCAAATCTAAAGTTTTCATGTGGTACATGAGCAGAATGCTTCATGCCCAACTCATAAGCATCTTCAGCTTCAATTGCCAAATTATCTCTGGCGGCCTGCATAGTTCTTACAGCACCTTCATCACCAGATTGTTTGGCCTGAGCAATCTTCTCATCTAACTTAGCTATCTTCTTTTGCTCTTTAGCGTTGTTGGCCTCAACCTTGGCTACTCGTTCCTCAATGCCCAAGCGAATTGGGTCATGAGGTGTGGCCATATCATTACGAACATAATTTTTGAGGTTGGTATCAATCCATTGGTTTAATGCGCCAAGCTTCTTAAACTTATCTTTGTTATCTTCTAGATGTTTAACGACACGCAATCCACCTTCGCTACCTATATCTTTTAGCTCTTTGATTCGTTCTTCAACAGCTTTATCGTGTTCTGGGCCGTAATAATAAGTTTTATTCTTTAATAAGGTATCTTGTTTTAATTTATCTAAAGCAGAGTTAACCTGCTTATTTACCCAGTTACCACCCTTCTCAGGCTTGATAACGTGCATAGCCATCTGTGGCTCACCAACTCCAGGGATAAGTCGTTGACCAGTAGCAACCCTATCAGCAATCTCCTGCCCAAGCATCTTTGCACCCTTTGTGGCGGCTGTACCCGCTCCTGGGATAACAGCGAAGTCACCTGCTGTGCTTGCCATCTTGTTAAGCATTGAGTTGGGGTCTTTGGCTAGGTCAGGGATCAATCCCTTGATATCCTCAGAGCCACCAGATATAGATCCTGGCTGATATCCTTCAAACTTGTTACGGCGAATGTCGTGCGCCATATTGTGCAAACCAATAGCTGTGTTAGCCAGATCAGCAGGCAATCCCGCTGTGGTGGCAATAGCACTGCGTCCACCAGAGTAGATCATGTCCAGTAACGCTCTAGCAGGTATGCCCATGCTCATTGCATCGGCTTTGATTCTGTCTAGATCTAGGGGTTGTTGGTTTGCTTTAGGGTTTGGCATAGCACCTCGCAATATTCCTTTGAGTGTACCCTTGCTAGATACTATTAATCAATGTGCAAAGCTCTTCAACCGTTAACTCAACCTGCTCAGGCTTTATGGCTGATTCAGGGATCTTCTTACCAATCAAGTCCTCAGCATCAAACAGCACCTCAATGAATACCAGTGAGTCAAGCCCCAAGTCAGATACCCTAGCATCTGGCGTTATATTGTTTGGGTTGATGTTGTACTTGTTAACCAGTAAATCTTTAAATTGGTCGAATGTAATCATTTAGTTCCTTTTGGGTGGGGTGGTTCACATAAAGCAGTGTTTGTTACCAATTCGACTCTTAAACCATAAAAAATGATTGTTGAACGATGATGTGGCGCTAACCCACAACTCCACCCCATCGCTATCATACCGCATATGGATTGACCCTTGGTTGGGGGTTGGCATCAATGTAATCTTCCTCATCGTAGTCTTCACGTGGAGGTGGATCAATGTTCAGGAATCCTGCGTCTCTAAGCCATCTAAGAGCCTGTGTGAGCGAATCAACGTAATCGTCATGTGTTGCGTCAGGGAACGCACAGATCTGGCTTATAGCCCCTTCTGCCCAGTCCCTTACATATCCTTTGTTCATGCTTGACTCTGGCACCCAAACCCTACCTGCCCGTATGATATTGGCAACAATTGATAACCGCTGAACTTTGTCTGCCTTGCCTGGGTTGTAGCTTTGTACGGGTAACTGTGCCCTTTGCAAGTCTTGGATCAAGCTGATGCCTGCGGCTTTGTCCTCCACCAGAATCATCTCAACTCGCTTCTTATCCTTGCCCTCACCGTATACAGTCTCAAACTCATCCATCACCTTGGGCTTGAGATCTGGGTATTGCAGGTGGTCTTGCCAGGCATCGAGGATGAGCACTGACATCGGACCATCCATCGGTTTGAATACACCGAAAGTGATACACGCTGTTGGGTCATTGTGCGCCTTCTCAGTGAATGCACAGTCATAGCTTTGCAAGATGAACTCAAACTTGGGCAGAGGCATTGGCTCACCCTGAGAGTTGTAGGCAGGGAATAGTTTGAACCATTTGCGCTTGACGATACCTGTTAGCTCAGGGTCTAAGATCTCAGCCAACACCTCCTGGCGATACAGTGCAGACTCAGGGTCGTACTGCTCGATCTGCTTGCGGAAGTTTGCTGATAGGTTGTCAATGTTGGCGTAGGTGGATGCTGTGGTCAGGGCTACATCACTCCCGTTTCTACCTACCAGATCAACAATCAGATCTTTGGGCTTGGGCGTTGTCGTACATACAACTTGGGTCTTGTCTCCCAAACGGATGGAGAAGCTGAGCAGATCCCAGGCTTCCTGTAGATAATCCCACGCCGCCAACTCATCTAGCCAACCCCCGTGGAACTGTGGCCCCCTGAAGCGCTCAGGCTCCGATGCGGGTATGCCTTTGATGATTGAGCCGTTGATCAGGGTAATCTCGTTATCGTCCTTCAGGTGCTTCTTAATCAAGATCTGAGGTATGACGTTGGTCAGTCCTGAGTCACCCATAAAGCACACATCCTTCAGGTCTGAGTGTGTTGGCGCTCCAACTAGCCACCGAGTCTTGGGATTAGTCCAAGCCTTCCAGAACGTCCACTCTGCCGCAAGCCTAGTCTTCCCTGCGCCCCGTCCACCGAGCACCATCCAAATAGACCAGTCCCAACTCGGGGGAACCTGGTGATCATGGGCAATACTCAGCCACTTGATCCTTGCGGCGTAAGCCATCTGCTCTTCAGGTGGGAGTACAGCGAAGTGAGCCTTCACCTCGGGGTCGGTCAATATCTCTATGACCTCATCAAGATCCTGCATTCGATGCCTGTTTTTTAAGGGTCAAATGCTCAACCACTGTATCCATTGCGCTCTTGGCTGTAACGACAATCTCGCTTTGCAGTGGGTTTTCCTTATCCCCTGCAATCGTTGTCCTATCCCCATACTTCTTAGGCTTGAGCTTCATAGCCGTCCATTTACGGGCATCTATGCGGTTTCTTTGCCATTGGATGTAGGAGTTGCTCAGTTCCATCCTGATTAGCTCACCAGTCCTGCGGTCAATCACTGGCTCTGTATCTGGGGTTTCGTCAGCTATTTGGAGGATCTCATCAGCAATGGTGTCGGCTTGATCTTCCCGTGCACGTGCGTATTGCTCAGCAAACTCTGGATGAACAATCAACCACTCATAGATCGTAGCCTGACTTGGGAACTTTCCTATCTTCTCATCCGCCTTCAGGATTTGTCTAACACTCATACCATTACTGATGAGGGTACAGATCTCTGCCGCTATTTGGGGCGTATATTTTGTTGGGCGTCCACCCTTGTTCTTGGGCTTTTC